CGCAAAGGTGTGTTTTCGCTGCAAGATAAGTGGTATCCATCCAACAGGGTTAGCATCCAGGATACTTGCCTCACTTAAGGGGCAACTTTACTCGTAGCGACTGCCTTAACGCGGCAGTCTGGATCCCCATGCGCTAAAACACACTGGCCCGCACTGGACACCCGGGCCTGTACTTTGTCCGGTCGCTCATGATGACGTTACGAAAGCGCTGCAATTTCTACCCTAACACGCAGCGCGCGAACCGTGAGTGATGACACGTGGAGAGCTATTTAGTTCTACAGGGTGGGTACCGCCACGTTATAAATAAAAAGATCCCACTCGGGTAGAGTAGGGAGCAGGAGGTGTTACTGGACCACCTGCGTATCAAAAGTAAAACCTACTAATGCATCAGTAACTGCACATTCAAAAACATTAAATCACGACAATTTCTTCGCAAACCGCGGATTGACAGAGGACGGGTCCGCGTGGGTAACACGCGCCCTTGACCCGTTCCACGACTACAACACTCAGCTATCGGGCATGCCCGATCACGACACTGAACCAACAGCCATACAAACCCTGAGGCGCAAAATGACCATCTCGAAGCCTGCCGGCTTGCCTGCTGGCGGAAAGTTTGACGTGCACATTTTCACCTTGCCCATGCTCGAGACCATGGAGGTCCACGAACTCGGACCCACTTCTCGAGCCCACCTGTACGACGGTATCAGCACCGGAACATCGGAGTTTGATGCCGGCACGATCAACATCCAGGTGGTTCAGGCGGGCAGCGACACGTTTCCCGGCGCCGGAGCCTATGGCTCCGTCGCTGTTCGGGAAGTCACTGCTCTGTCTGTCAACGACAACAACGGGCTCTCACAGAAGAAGATCATCGGGGGGGGCTTCGAGATCCACAATGACACTTCTGCCCTTAACATGGGCGGTAGCTGTCTTGTGTACACTCAGCCCCAATCTGATGTTCATCAACTGACGCTCGTGTCAAAAAACGGCGCCGGCGGGCTACCCGCTTCGGTGCTCAAGGGGCGGGCACCACCCGTCAACATCGCTTCTGCTTCGCAAATACCACACAGCCGAACGTGGCAAGCCTCCGAAGGGGCTTACGTCCCGTTCCGCTTGGACATTGCAAAAGGCACGGAGTTCAAACCCAAGAGCGTTGACGTGCCTGCCTTTGTTGTGAATGACGACACCGGTTCCGACTTAGCCGGTGGGATGGTTGCTGAGACCTCCACCGGCACTACCATGCGTTACCTCTCTGGAACGCGCACGAGCGGTTTTCATCACGCGCCGATCGAAACTGTGGGAGCGTACTTTACGGGGTTGCCTGAGGACACTATTCTCACGCTCGACGTCTTGTTTCTCGTCGAAGTCGCCCCCACTGCGGCGAACCCCTCACTCCTCTCTCTCGTTCGGCCAACCGCCTTTTATGATCCTACGGCGTTGGAGCTTTACTGTCGAACTGTGGCTGCCATCCCGGCCGGCACACCGGTGGCGAACAACATCGCCGGCGCGTGGTGGAGGCTCGTCAAAGACGTGGCCCGCCAGGTCATGCCCTATGTTGGTGCTGTGGCACCCATCGTTTTGACAGCAACTGGGCATCCAGTGGCTGCCGCCGCCACAACGGCGATGAACGGTGTGCGCCTGTCACAACTACCAAAACGGCCCGGCACCGCCACCGTCGCATACGACAAAATCAACAACAAGAACAAAAAACCCGTCCACGACCTGGTGAGCGGAAAACCCTACAGCAAAAATGGATTTGTGATCACACCGTTGGTGAAGCCCAAGAGGCGTTAACCCCATGGAAACGGTCGACCAAACGCTGGCGGCGCACCGCCGCATGCCACTCTGGCCAGTTTTTGCCTGTGCCCACATCCTGTTGGGACTGGGCGTTTGCGTCGGAGTGGTCATTTTCGTGAGGAACACGAGCGAGCTTGTGCGGCTGGTGCAAAACACGAACCGCCAAGCTTGCGATTGGGAGGGGTTGAATTAACATATCACCCCGTCTATGCAGGCATGCTATGCTCCCCGCCGAAGAGGCTGGATAACCCCCTTATTATTTTCTCTCTCAACTATGGCCACGACTAAAATGAACAACTTTACTGAAAGCGACCGCCCGGTTTACAACCCGGGCCCATTGCAAGCCGCAATTGATCGGCAACCCCAAGGTGAACGCCGAACGCAATTCAATCTGGCCGTTGAACACGAAATGGAGAATCAAGAGAAATTTGACCGCCGACACGGCGTTAAGCCCACTGCTAACCACGACAGAGTGCGGCACAAAGAAAATAAAAGGAAAAAGAAAGAAAAGAATACTACCACGCCCGTCTATGGAACGGAGTTGAACGCTCGTGAGCGCCGGCATGAGAAGCGCGCAATGGCGCGCTTCATTGAGGAGTTGGATGATTTAGCCATCACTCACGAACGCCCCCACGATGCCAAGAAACGCGCGTGGAGCTCGGAGGTCACGCGCTACGAGAAGCGCCAAGTGCCCAAAACCCCAACAAAGGGATCCAAGCTACCCAAACCCGCCGCGACACACAACGCGCCCGCCAGAAACCACCGCGACACCCTGGTCCGCGAACGCGGGTTGAACCGCAGTGGGACATGGGCTGGCACTAAGCGGGAGCACCAGAAGGAGGTGGCCAGCCGCGAGGGACGGCGAGTGGTCGACAAGTTCGGTAAAACCCATTGGGTTGGGGGCCCGGACAAAGCCCCTAGCACAGCGCCTGCTGTGTTTTTGCATGACCCATCCGGCACGTTGGTTGTTCAGCTCGCTGAGCCACCTCCTGTGCTGGCGTGGAATGCTTCCGGATGGGTCCGCGATCTGACCGAGGAAGGTATTGAAAGTAACCCTGGTCCAACTGGAGTGAAAACCAACCAGCGCCAACCTCGAGCCAACAAGCCCACCGCACCGCCCCGCGAACGGCGGCCAAAAGGCGAAATCAGAGCTGAGCAAAACGGCCAGGCTGACGATGCTGAGCCGATGGAGGTGAAAGTGAAGGATGTCATGTTTGACTACCACCCTGCCGCCGGCTGCAACCGCCCGAACCACCATCACCCCAAACCGCCTCGCGAGACCGGTCAGCCTCAAGTGCTAAACCACGCCCAACAGCGGATCGCCAAACGCCTAAAGAAGGCTGATGTGGTCGCATGCCGCGACGTGGCAAATTGCCAAATATTGGAGCACCTGCATGCTGGACTGAAAGATGAGCATGACGTGGGAGCGCACACGCAGGATGCGCAAGAGGACCATCGCCCGGCTGCCGCCGGCCCCGCCCCCGTTGCACCACCACGCAACCGTCCGGGGCCAGTCCTCGTGGCGGGACCACGTTTGCGTGACCGGCCGCTACCCCCGCTACCCGCTGCAGCACCGCCAGCTGCTGACCCACAACAACCCGCGGACGTCAATGCCCAGCCACCGGCGCCTGCTGAACAACCCGTTCCTGCGCCGGCTGTAGCCCCGGAGCTCGCCGACGAGCCAGGAGACGATGATGCTGAGCACCACGACCAAGAGGATCTCGGGAATTGGGATTTCCGCGCTCCCACCACAGCCACTGCTCCAACAGCACACCGGTATTTCTACATTCTGTACCATTACTTGCTGCAGATTCTGGTGTTCGCCTTCACATTTGACGCACTGCTGTGGCCGGCTATCACCCAACTTGTGTACAACGCTGGGTGGCATGTGGCAGTCACGGTAAGCGAGGAGGCCCAACTGGCTGTTGTGCTAACGATCTGGAGCGCAATCACGGTAGGCTGTTTCTTTTTTGAAAACGTCTGGTTTGTGTACATCCTGGTTTGCGTGAAACGCTGCACAGCCCGGTTTATGTCCGTGGTGGCCTGCAAGCGGGTTTACCAGTTTCTTGACTTTATCCCAGACGTAGCAGTCGAGCATGACCTCCGACCACATGCCATGTCGTTTGGGAAAACTAAGAACTCCATGGCGGCGCGCCGGGTACGCCTGCTGGAGGTCTACTACGTTGAATCCACTTTTCTCGGCATCCACTGGGAATTTTACAGCGTGGACCTGGGACAGCAGATCGTGTCCTGGAGCGCATTCATCGACCTAGCGGCCAACACAACAAAGCGCCTCAAAGAAGACGAGTACATCAGTAGCGTCACACGCGGTTTGGAAAAATGTGGGCACATACGCTGGGAGCGGCAAAGAATGGTGAAAAGCAAAATACTGGTCAACACGATTGAACTGCTGCGTCACTACTACCGGTACCTTCATTCTGAGGAGCTGGAGCATGCTTTCTCCGCTGGCCTCACGTCCGTATACGATGAGCCCTCGGATTTTTGGCGCCCATGGTGGACAAAGGGCGGGTGGGCTACGACCGTAGCGCTCGCGCTGTTTGCAGTCATGTGGCTATACCTGGTCGTCAAGGGCGTTGCTATATACCTCGCCATCTTCGCGCTTGTGTATTCCGGAGTCACTGAGCTCCCCACCATGGTCGCGGACGGAGTGGCCTCTGGCTGCTCCGCCTCATTGCAGGGCTTGAGCGCCTTCTCTCAACACCTGCCCGCTCTGGTACCGATTGGTGTTTATGGTTTCCGCCTGGACGATTTCATAGCCGGCCAGTTTAACGGCGATGATGAGTTTGTGCTCATGAACACCAACCCGGTGGGCGCCAACAAAGGCTTGAAGTTCAACTTTCAGCCGAAGCGTAATGAGACGGACAAACGCGAGCGGAGACTAACAGCCGGCCTCACGCCGGGCCATGTGGCTGGGGTTTCAATGCCGTGGCACGACCGTGGCGACGCTCCGACATTCGCTGGCGGCATCATACACCGCGGCGCCGGTGCCACCCCCGTACCCGACCCCACCTGGATGCAACGCAAGTATGAGTTGAGTCTAGAGGTTATGAACGCCCTGTTCAAGCCACTGGATGCTGCCGACATTCCGAGTGTGGAGGAGGCACTACCTCGGACCAACTACACACTCAAGCAGCAAGCAACCATCTTGGAGTATGAGCGCGGTGCACAGAAGTACGACATGACGTACGCTGAACACAAGAAAACCACGCCTCACATCAAAGCCGAGCCCGGCGCCGTCAACAAACACGCTCGCAACATTCAGGCCATGGCTACAGAGGCTTGGGAGAGCGGGATCTACGGCAGTCTCGGTGTCATCGTCAAGAGCGTCGAAAGCATCTTTTACGACTTCCCCGCCTGCGTGAAGCACATGAAGCCAATCGAGCAGGTGAACAAGATTCTAGGCCTGTCGGGAGGCACAAAGACCGTGTGCGACTACTCTTCGTACGAAGCGAGTTTCAGTAGGGCAGTGCAAGAGACTGCCCAATTCCCGGCTTACGATTATGCTCTGCAGCTGATGCCTGATGCTGCAGAGTTCGGGGAATACCTACGCTGGAACTACGGCAAGGCTCACGACATGGCAAACGCGGACTGGAAAATAGCGCTCAAAAACCTGAAGTGCTCAGGCGATTTTGATACGTCATTTTCCAACTACTGGGACAATGTTATGGACTGGATCACCGTCTTCGACATAAAACACGCGGTACACTGGACTGACTCCATGAACTGGATTTTGTGCGAAGGCGATGACAACATCACTGACGACCACGGCCTCGACGTGGAGGCCGCCGATTTCGCCCGCTTAGGCATGACCGCCAAGATAGAGACCAACCTCACTTTGGAGCAGGCTGGTTTCATTCAAAAGTTCGTCACGCAGGCAGGCGTTTTAGTCAGTGACCCAATCCGCTACCTAGGGCGGTCCAGTTTCATCGACGTTCAGTACGTCAGTGCCCGTGTCACCAAAAAACTGGGGCTGATGCGCGCCCGCGCCATGTCCACCCTCTCGGTCTTACCTGACGCCCCTGTGGTGTCTGAGCATGCGTATCGGGTCTACCAGATGACCCAGGGCATATCTGTCTCTGCTAAAATGCTCCGTAAGACCGCAAAATGGGGAACAGACGTGGTCAACGCCGCGGCCAGGTTCATGCCCCCACACATCACCGCCGAGAGCCGCTTAATGGTAAGCGAAGCTTGGGGTTTCACACTCTCCATGCAGGAGCAATTCACTGCAGCCATCGCAAATTGGGATGTCAAGCTGCCGTTGCACCTGCCTTTGTCCTGGTTTCCCGACTCGTGGGTAGACTTCTACGAGACGTACAAATCAGAGGACGTGAACCCACGAGAGCTGTTTGAGGAAGCGGCCATCCTCACAACCCAGTTCACACGCCTGCTCCTGACCGTGTGCGACAGCGCTCTTCCTGAGAGACTGTCCCATGCGCTCACGGAGTTGCGCGGTGACGGGGTTGCGTGAGTTGCAACCACCACAAACACTCACCTCTAGCGGGAAGGCCACCTAGTGGCAACGTAATACCTCTGCAAGACCTGCGGAGGGGGTTAGATTTACATAC